TCCCGGCGCAAATCCAGATATTTGCCCAGCAGCTCCGGCAGGGTGGGTTCCTTCGCTTCCTGCAAGGCTTCCAGCAGGGCGACTTTTTTCTCCTTCAGGTCTGCGATCCAGCCTTTCAGGTGACGCACCATCTGACGGATGGACTGCATAAGCCGGTTGGCAGCGGTAATATCCCGGTTGAGATTGCCGATGTTGGTCTGTATCCCTCGTTTCTCCATCTGGCTGACCGCTGGCCCCATGTGGACGGTGGGGATTTTATCAAGCCCCTGCCGTTCATAGGAACGAAGGTCAAGGCGTTCCGGGCGGTCATTGGCTTCCAGATAGCGATTGGCGATAGCCGCCCAGCCCTGCCGCCATATCTCGGCGTACTTCTGGTCGTTCCAGTCTACGGTGTCCTCCTTGTGGCTTTTCCAGTTCCCGGACGGGAGCCGGATACGCTCGCCGTTCTTGTCAAGGTCATAAACCTTCCGGCTCTTGGGAAGCCATTTCCCGGTTTCGTCCATTGCCCGCATGGTCAGCAAGATGTGGGCGTGGGGATTCCCGTCCCCCTTATCGTGAATGGCAAAATCGGCAATCATGCCTTTGGAAACAAAAAACTCCCGGCAATAGTCCCGGATCAGGTCGGCGTGTTGCTCCGAGGGGATTTCCCTCGGTATGGCAAGTACGATCCTGCGGGCAAGCTGGGAGTTCCATTGTTTTTCTTGTGTCTCGGCAGCGTTCCACAAGATGTTGCGGTCTGCGTACTCCGGCGGTGCGTGGGGCGGCAGCATGATTTCCGTGTGGACAATTCCTCGTTTCTCGGAATAGTATTTCTGCTTCTGGTCGTACTCAGAAAACAGCCGTTCGCCGCTCTGGTAAGCTGCGGCGGCTACGGCTGACTGGCGGTTGCTGCGCTGGACGATTTTTATATCGTGGTGGGGACAGGGCATAACGGCTTCCTCCTTCCTGTGGGTGATTGGATGAGGTGGTGGTTTGCCACCGCATTTTGGGTAAAAGAAAAGCAGGAAACCGTTCAATGATTTCCTGCTCGGTGGTGCCGGTGGGCGGCTGGTATTCAGTTTTGAAAGTTCGGGTCAGGATGGCTCGAAGATGAAATAAAATATCTGTATGAAGATTATTCAACTTCTTTCAACTTCTTTTAGTAATTCTTCAACAGAAACACCGTAAAGTTTTGCAAGTGCAAAAAGATTTGATGTGGAAGGGTCAGATGTTCCATTTTCCCATTTTGAAACAGCCTGCCTGCTAACACCAATCGTTTCAGCAACAAATTCCTGCGTCATTTTGCACTGTGTTCTGTGCGCTTTGAGTGCTTCACCCAGCGATTTCCTCACTACAGATTTTTCTTGCCGTACATCTTTTGAATGGATATATTTGAGTAATGCACGAACAATAAGGGTAAGCAAACCAACAAAGATACATAAGAAAATTATTCCAACTATTATCATAAATACGCTTACTTTCATTAGGATAAACAGGATAACCATATCAGCAGGGGCCTCCGGGCTCCTGCTTTCTTTCTGTTCTGCCGCCGTTTCGTGCATAATGCCGCAAAAAGCGTCATTCTCGAAAACTTTTTGCCACAAATTGCCAGATTTTACTTGACATTGTCCCTTTTAGGGTCTATAATAAGGGTGTAAGAACGAACGTGACCCGAAAAGGGTAGGAGGAAGATTATGAAAACTCTCGAATCCATGAAGCAGTTCATCCGCGAAAACAATTTCACCGCTCTGGTCAATGAGCTCGTCACCGGTGCCGACATGGACGTTGCAGACGCTGTCGAGTACGTCTACGACATGAAGACCCTCAGCAAGGCTCAGTTCGCAAGCAAGTATTTCGGTTGATGGTCGATAGGGGGTAACGATATGTTCAAAAAGTTGGTCAAGGCAATCGCCGCAATCCAGAACGAAAACGACCGCGACGAGTGCTACTGGCAGATTGACCGTGCATTCGAGGAAGAGCGCATCTCCTTTGAGGACCACGAGCTCCTCTACGGTCTGGCTGGTATGGTTGAGGTCGCTTAATTTTTTTGCTTTCGCGTGTCCCTTTTAGGGACGTCAAGCAAGCAGTAAGACCCGTTTCGGGTAGGAGGTTTTTATGGAGCTCTACAAATACACCGGCAGCGTAGCTGTCCTGACCGTTCGCTTCGGCAAGGCCGAGACCATCACCCTCTACGACAGCTATGACGACAGCGTCGCTCCGGTTCGTCTGGATGTTCGCGGGGCTCTGGCCGAGTACATAAAGAAAATCGAGGGCACGGACAGCGAGGAGCGGTACATGAATCTCGACTGGTACTACGACTTCAATATGCTGCTCCGGCGCATCGAGGTTCCGGGCGTCCCGTCCGAAAAGTTCCAGATGGCCGGTGTCCCGGCCAAGGTTCTGACGCAGACCCGCAGCAATCCGGACGAGCTCGTCTGCTTCGGTTGCCCCGACTTCATCAACACGAGCAAGCCGGTCTCGATGGGTCAAGATGATTACCAGAACTTCCTCATGTGGAAGCGTGAGAATAGAGATTAAGGAGGTGCGGACGATGAAGCGTTACCAGATTTTGTACAACAAAGCCGGTTTCCCGCTCTGCGTTTGGAAGTCGTCTGAGGAGGAGGCCCGCAGCTTTGCAAACAGGTTTCGGGCTGCTGGTTACTCCGTCGATGTGTGGGAACACACGGAGACCGGCGCACGAAAGACCAACATCTAACCCCGCCTGACGATGGCCGCTGGCGACGGCCGAAACGCCCAAAAGGGCGTCGCGGGAGCCAAACCGCAAAGGAGTGTTCTTATGACAAACGAAAGCAAGTTCCCGACCGTGTTCTTTGAGGACTTTCTCGCCGCTCTCCGCAAGGTGCAGGACGAGAACCGCATCCACGGGAATGTGGAGATTTTTGAGCTCCGGCCGTCTCCTGACGGTGCTGTTCATCTTGGTGTGAGCTGGCCCTCCATTGGGACGGTTCCACCGGAGGAGGCGAAGAAGTTCGCCGAGGAGGTCACCCGGGCGGCCGCCGCTGCCGCTGCCTTTCCGTACAACGGCTATGTGTATACGTTTGAATAGGAGGTTCTTCTGATGACCGTTCTTAAGCGTTTGAAAGCTGCCGGGTATGACCCGGCCGTGTCCCTGTTCCCTGACAGTATCGGGAATGCCGGTTCCATGGAGTGTGAACGCATCCAGATTCGCACATTCTTCTGCCGTCCCCGTGAGAACGAGGCCGCCATCGGGGTGACCGCAACAGCGATGGCCCACTTCTCTGACGGCTCGACCCGTCCGTACCCGGACGGCTGGCCGCGCAGCCTCGAGGCCAGCGTCACGCTCTACTTCGCTGGCGACGCGGACTTTCATTATTTCGGCAACGTCGCTACCGACCTTGTCGGCTCCGATGCCGAGTTCCGATACAGGCTCTTGAGCCGCTGTATTCAGGACTGCAAGTATTTCCTCGGCTGCGGCTCGCGTTTCAGCAAGTACCTCTGGGGCTGCTGCGTTGAGAATCATATTCAGGCCATGCGCATCCTGTGGGACAGCTTTTCCGACGACGAAAAGCCGGAGTGGACCTCTCTCGAGGAGATTGAGCGGTTCAGCAAAAAGATGCTTGAGGAGGAGATTTACTGATGGCTGCCCAGAATTTCAAGTTGTTCCTTGGCTGTCTCGGTAACGGCGTAACGGTCTGTAACTCCGCCGTGATGGAGGACGGCGATTTCAAGATGGTCGCCCACATCTCCAACGAGGGGGAAATCACTTGGTACGTCGGCGAGGATTACCCGCCTGCGGATGCTCTCGCAAGCATCCGGGCCTGCGCAGAGCAGGAGCGGGTAAAGTACGAGACATGGTTCAACGGCCTGTCTCCGGCCGCGCGCCGGGAGTATCAGCTCGAGCGGCTGCCGCTCCCCGAGTTTCTCGAGGAGCTCCGCAAGGCAAAGGAAGAAAGGGAGGGAGCCTAATGTCCCGCGATATTCACGATTACGACAGCCTCAAGGAGGCATACGATGTCCTGCTCATGTTCGAGCGGTTTCCCGGTCCGGTGCGTAGTGAGCGCGTCGAGGAGTTCGTCACTCAGCTCAAGCGCGACATCCGAGAATACGTCAATCGGGTTTCCGATTGCCACATCGTCCGCGACGAGCTCGATTCTTTCGTCGAGCTCGTTAAGCTGCCCGAGAAGCTCTCTCCCCTCTCAAAAGAGAGCGTTCTCGAATGGTTCTATATGCACCGGGCCTACCGCGACGACCGTTATGACGGCATGGGGTGCTCCGGTCAGTTCTTTACCACCCGCGTCAGGCTCTTTCGCCGTCGCGGTTGCTGGTACGCCTATCATTTTGTTTCGGTCGATATGTAAGGAGATTCGCATGGAAATAAATATCACATACAAAAGCCCGGAGCACGAGGCCGCGTTCCTGTCTGAGCTTCAGCGGATTCCTCACATCGTAAATCACGAATCCGGGCGCATCAATCCGTATTGGGGCGCGTCCCTGTATCTGCTCTCCGCGCTCACGCGCTGGCCTGAGCTCCGTATTGCCGTCATCGGTGATGACTACATGGCGTTTTCGGCTGCAAAGGAGGCGTTCAATTTGAGCCAGAACGAGCGCATCGTCGTCGAGCTGGCTGCCAATTTCTACAACGCCGGTCTGTTTTGTATGCCGGGTTTCGAGATGGTCTGCGCCACCTGCGACACGGCTTTCGCGCTCATTCTTGAGGCGTTCCGCCTGCGTCGTGCAAAGCTCTTTTACAAAGACGGGGAGGTGTCCGCAGAATGGGAAGAAAGGAAATGAGCCTCCGGCGCGCTGTTGCCATCCTGAGCTTCATTGGCACGGACGACTTCGGCCGTGAGGTGTTCGTCGATGAGCTGGGCACAATCTGGAAGTACACAGAGCCCGGTTCAATGCCGAGGGAGCGGCACGACAAGCTCTATACTGCATCCAGTAACGGCCGGGACGGTGAGCCGGACCTGCCAATGTCCGATGCGTTCGACTACAAGATTATCAACTAGGAGGCGGAACACAATGTCTGCTGTCTATCGGACGTTGTACGAAAAATATGAGCAGAACGACGTTTTGCACGTCGGGATTCAGGAGGTTGTCGAGGCTGAAAAGGAGATTGACACGTTTCTCAAGTCTCTCGACCGCAACCAGCGTGACCAGCTCGACACGCTGCTGGGGCGTCTGTCCCGCGCCTACGAGATGCAGGGTTTTCTTTTCGGTGGTCTTGCATCCGGCGCAAAGTGGAACGGCAAGACAGCTCCCGAACCGGGCGACGGATACGGCCGGAGCGTCCGGGCCTATCACGGCTCAACGCTCGCTCCGGTCTGCCAGATTGACCGCAAGACAAATCAGGTCATACATGAGTATCCGAGTATCGCTGCTGCCTCCCGTGCTACCGGTCTGGATGACAGCGCAATCGGAAAGGTATGCAAGGGAAAGTTACCCCATGCGGGCGGTTTTCTCTTTCGGTACATCGAGCAGTAAATCTTTCACAGGTACGCAAAAATATTTCAAGAAATTGCCATTTCGCTCTTGCTTTCCACGCGCTTGTGTGGTATAATATAGTCAGTTGAGGGGGGCCGCTCCTCAATGAGTAAGGTGGCAAGGCCAGAAAGGAAACGACATGGACGACGAAATGAATACCGCCGAGGTGCTTCGAGACGAGGCAAAGGAGAACCGGACCCGTGAAATTCTTGAGCTTATGCGTAACAGCAAAACGCTCGAGGAGGCCGTGGAAAAAGTAAAAGCCCTGCTCAACAAGTAAGCAGGGCTCTCCGATGAAGAACAAAGGCCGATGACGGCGGCCAGAGTTCTGAAACGCCGGGGGAGTGAGAAACAGCTTGCAGATGCCTCACTTCTCCGGCATTTCTATTATAGCAGATTCAAGGGGGATTTCAAGATGTCAGCTTTAACGCCTGTTGCCGCCCGTATCACCGGGCTGCGCGAGGCTCGCGGGTTGACCCGCACCCAGCTGTCGCGGCTCTCTGGCGTTCCGCTGCGGACGCTCGAGGAATGGGAGGCCGGTCGCCGGGTCCCGCGCGATGTTTACCAGATTCACGCCGTCGCTGCTACGCTCGGCATGAGCATTGAGGATTATCTTGGGCTATAAAGAATTAGGAGGTCCGGCGGTATGTCGGGCCTCCCTTTTTGTTATTCTGGCATAAAGCCGTAACCGGCCTCAAATGCCGCTACTTCTCGGAGGTAGGCAACGCGGCCTGCTGCGCGGTCGATGGCGTCGCGCAATTCGCGGTTTTCCACCAGCTTGAGCAGCGCGGTGAGCGTGTCCTCTGCCTGCATGATTTCGCGGGTGTCCTGCGGGTTGACCTGCTCCATGTAGAGCTCATAAATAGACTGTTCCATGCTTGCCTCCTATGCCCGCCAGTGGTCGAGCCGCTGCCGCGCATACAGGATTTGCGCGCGCCGTTCTTCCCGCTGCGGGTGTTTCGGAGCAGCCATTGTGACGGGAGGGCTGTTCGTGGTCCCCGTGCAGCCCTCTCCATCACCTCCCTGTGGGCCGTCTCCCGCAGGCTGATTTCAACTTGCTGGCAGTTTGCCGGTAGCTTTTCGGAGTGCTTTCTCCTGCGTTGAGCCGTAGAACGCCACGAGCACGGCTCCGGGGCCTCGATTTCGGACTTTTGTGGTCTAGCCGTAAAGTTTGCCGCCCGACCATTGCGACGCTTTGTGGGTCTCCGCAGGAGGTTTTCGTCACTTGCCGGGTCATTTCAGTCTGCCAACACCTGTCCCACCGTCGGAACAGCAGTACTGTCGCTCACTTTCCGATACGTTTCAGTTTCATCCCGGCTCTTATCGTATAGCTCGATTTCTCCCTGCTCGTTCATTGACACGGTCTGAATCGCCTGCTTGTATTGGTTCGTTACCACCAGACCTTTTTCCTCGTCTAATCCGAAGTAGAGCGTAAAAATGTGTGTAACGGTCTTTTCCTTTCTCCAATCTTTTGAGGTCTCGAAAAGCACGGTATTCACCGTGTTCTCGTTCACCACAAGCCGCTCGTACTTTTCGTGGCCTACTCTTTCCCACTCGCCTTGATAGTCAGCCGACAGTGCAATTATTTCCTCGCTGTTCTCTGGCTCTTTTATGTTGCCAACAAGCTCTCGTAGAGCATTTAGGCTGACGCCAATTTTTACAACGGGCTCCGCTCCGCTGTCGTCAGAGTATATACCGGTCACTCCGTCATCACTGCTCCACGCCAGCATATTTTCTTTGGCTCCGGTGCTGCTCTCGCTATATTCTGTGACAACGTACTGCGTTGCGTTTAGGCCAAGCTCCTGCGCCTTGTCAAAGAACGCCTGCGCCGTTTGTTCCGCTACGTCTGGCATATAGTAGCCTCCGGCTGCTACTACTCGAATAGTCATCGAATACTCGCCCTTGTTCTCGAAGGCTTCAATGCTTGACACCTCCATCGCGGTCTTTTCATCGAGTGCTGCTTTCGCTGCATCCTCTAGGACCTGCGTGTCCTCCTGCCTTGCAGAGTAGCTTTTCTCGTTAGAGGTTGTCCCGCCCGTCGAGCTGCTGCCCGCTGTCGTTTGGCCGCATCCGGTGAGCGTCATGCAAATTGCGATAGAGAGCGCGGCCAGTTTGATGCCGAGGCCGGTTTTCTCGATTGTTGCCCCCCCCCGAACAGTTGTTCGTGGGTGAGGGACGCAGTTGTGTTACCCATAACTGTTGTCCTCCTGTCCTGTGTTGGTGGTCGTGCTTTTATGATAGCACCTAACAGGGACAATGGCAACGGCTTTCGCGCCAGCGATTGCAAAATCGCTGAGTATAATATATTCTCTACTCTTCTTTACTTTACTCTACTCTACTTTGTCGATTGTTTCGCCGGAAATACCCGGAAATGCTGCTTTCAGTGCATATCCGCGCGGATATGCGTTCAAAACGGTATTTCCGCTCCGGTTATATTGTTTTTCGTGGTATTTTGGGACAACTGCGTGTGTTGTCTCGCATGACCCTTTTATCAACTTTTTCCACCCAGTTTTCCACTTTTCGGGTCGTTCTGGTATTTCCGCGCCGTTTTTCTGCGGTTATCCACGGAAATGATAGAAAATGTATCAAAAAGTGCATTTCTGTCCCGAAAATGTCTTTTTACGAGAATAACCGCGCCGGAAATGCTGTTTTAAGTGCGTTTCCGGGGAAGATATTGCAAAAAACAGCAATAAAAAAAGAGCCTCCCGGCCCTCTTGTGCGAGGAATACCGGGAGGCTCGTGCTGTTATGTGGTAGCTGCTGGGGCGTCCTTAGTGAATCTGGTTCTTGACGTTCTCGTAGGTCTTATCGCCCTCGATAGCGGCCTGCGTGAAGGAGTTGTTGTACCACCAGTTAATCAGGGCCGTAACGGTGGTGATGCCCGTGGTGACGAGCTGTTCCACCGTGCTGCTCTCGATGGGCAGCGGAGACTTGCCGAACGCGCTCAAAATCTGGTTTGCCAGAGCCAGCAGCAGAGCAGCGGTACGGGCGATGGTGGCGGCGGAAACTTTGTTATTGTACTTCATAATAGCGTTCTCCTCTCATTCGATAATGGATTTGATTCCGCAGCGGGAAACGACTTCCCGCTGTGCGTGTTTGACCTTAGAGGCGTAGTCCAAGGCTGCGTGCATATCACCATTGCAGTGCGCGTCAGGGATGCGCTGAACTGCCTTTGCGGTGGCCTCGCCGAGGGCGATGGCGGCGAGAGAAGTTTCATAGATGCAGATTTGCAGCTCCTCTCTGCTCTTTTCGCGCTGGGCTTCAATGTTCTCGCGCTTCTTGGCTTCTTCGGTCCGCTTTCTCTCGTGCTGCTCGATTTTGCGCTCAATCAGCCAGACAGCAAATCCAAAGATTCCAGACGGCACTCCAACGGTGACGAGAATTTGCCATGTTTCCACTGGTATCACCTCCTCCCTCACAGATATTTGTCTGCGCCTGACAGGGCAGTCCAGCTCTTGGGGCCGCAAATGCCATCAGGGACGAGGCCGTGCTTACGCTGGGCCGTCATCAGTGCCTTTGTGGTAGCCGGGCCAAAACTGCCGTCGTGCGGGATGCCGAGGAGCCGCTGCAGCATAACCGTAGCTGCGCGGTTAGCGGCTCCCTCGCAACCCTGCTCGATGGTCGGCAGGACAAACTTGTTGTAGGTGGTGCTGGGATACACACCGGGCTGGACGCAAAGCCATGTAGCCTTGCCTCCGCGCGTGTCGGTGTGGACAATGGCGGCCTTGTCGTGCCAGTAGATGCCGACCGCGCCAAAGCCCTGCGCGGCCGCGATGATGCCGAGGGCGACGGGGTTGACGCTCCGGTCCTTCGTGCGCCAGTCGGCCGCAATGCCGTAGAGGTGGCGGCTCGTCCGGCTGCCGCCGACTTTCGGGTCTGCGTTGTGCTTCACGCACCGGTAGCCTGACGTAACCTTGATGGCCTTGCCGAGCTTGGTGCGGATGGTCTGCATCTTCTGGACGAGCTCCGGGTCAATCATCTGCGCCGTGCATCCGCACGGGCAGGCGAACTCGTACCGCTCGAAATCCGTGGTAATTTTCGTGTGGTCGTTCGGCTTAAAGGTAATTACGCTCATTCTCACCGTCTCCTTTATCAGTCTGTTTGAGTACGGAAAATTCTGCGTGTACCACCGCGCGGGCTGCGCCGTAGCCCTCCGGCTCCCCGCAGTTCGTTTCGAGGGAGTATTCCTCCCACCGGTCGAGCAGCTTAACGGTGGCCGTCAAAAGCTGTTCGAGCCTCTCCTCGCGGTTCATTGGCGGCTCCTTTCAGCGGCTCTCGCCGCGCCGGAACAGTGTGTAGTGCGGATGCTCCTCCCCAAACAGCCAGTATCGCAGCCAGTCATCGAGGACAACGGCCGCGATAGACACGAAAATCCACAAAATGCTGAACGGGAGGCAAATCTGCCCTTTGTAGTTGAACGGCATACCGGAGTAGTCCCAAACGCCGAGGCCGAGCCAGACGTTGAGAATCATACCGGTAACGAGCTCCGCTCCTGTCACGATGGCCGAGCCGAGGACGCCCTGCCAAATGAGCGGGGTATCCCACTCAAGCAGGCCCTCATTCAGCTCACCGAGAATCAGGAAAAGGAATCCGCCGAGGACGAACATCGTCCAATGGCTATGTCCTCTGAAAAGCACCTCGAGTCCGAAGTATACAAGCCCTCCGAACACAAAGAGGATGGCAGTTTTACATACAGAGTTCCTTGCCATTTCGGTCCTCCTTAGGCGGAGAGCTTGTTGATGATGGCCGTAATCTGCGCCTGCGCCGCGCTGAGAATGTCCCCGACTTCCTTTTCGAGGTCCTCGGGAAGGGCGCATCCGTAATAGATGGAGCCGATAACATTCGGGTCGGTCTCGCGCTTCGCCCACTGGCGCAGCGCATTGCAGTAGGTCGTCTGTTTGGTGACGAAGCTCTTGTATTCGCTGTACAGAGTAATAATGTCTGCCGCGCTGTACATAACGCACTTGCCGCCATCCGGGTGGTAAGGGTATTCGGACGCGCCCAACGTAATGGCCGCAAACATCGAGTCGATGTTCGTCTGGTCGTTGGGCATCAGCGAAAAGTGCTGCGTACCGTCGGACAACTCCACGTCAATGCCAGCATAAATAAAGTTCTGGCAGGTTTCAGAAGCGTCGTCCGCCACCTTCTGTGCCAGAGTGGGAAGGTCGTTTTTCTTCCATTCAATAGCCATACTGTCCTCCTTACTGGAATGCGCCGGAAACGGCCTCGATATAGCCGCCGGTGCCGGATTCGCCGCGCTCCACGCTGACGCGGAAGTTAAACGCCGCGCCGTTGGTGGCGGTCTTATTCTCAAAGACGA